CAATCAAGAAGAAATCACTAGACTTAAAAAACTTATTCAGGAAGGCGACCAAGTCCTCCATGAGGTAGATGCATTAAGTACAGGGTTAAGGGAAACTGTTAAAGCAATAGCAGAAGAAATGGACCTCAAGCCTGGTGTTTTAATGAAGGCAGTCAAAGTTGCTCACAAAGCCAAGTTCCAAGACGAGTTCGACAAATTTGATGAACTTGAAACTATTTTGGAATCAGTCGGCAAAACACTATAATTATATTGACATTCTAACCATTTTGCTGTATAATAGCATTATGAGGATTGGATATTTATGATTAAAGATTATAATGTTTTTGGCAATAACGTCATTGAGTCTTTGTTAGCGGAGGAATATGAATGGAAAAAAGCAGTATATACTCCTCCTGCAATGAAAGACCAAACTATGGATATTGCTGATACCAGAAGTGCAGAAGTATATATCATTCCCAGGACTAAAAAGTATGCATTGTTGTATAGAGTATTACAGGACTTGTTTGATAGAACAAACCAACAATATCAGTTCATGCTAAATGGTTACATTAGTGTTAAAATACAACGTTATACACAAAAGGATGATAGTTTTGATTGGCACTTTGATGAATATCCAGAAGACCATAATGAATTGACACGCAATGGTGTTAGGAGACTTTCAACATCAATTTTATTTACTAGCGATTTTACAGGAGCAGACTTAATGGTAGAAGACCCACAAGGAATTATACATACACTTGACAAACAAGTAGGATCTGCTATAGTATTTCCTAGTACATGGTTACATAAAGTTAGTAAGTTAGAAAGCGGTGAAAGATATGTTTTAACTGCTTGGGCATTTGGAGATATATGAGTTACGTTGATGCAGTATACGAATCAGGAAAAGACATAGTTACAGTTATTGAACGTGTTGATGGTAAACGTATTATAAAAGAAATACAACCAGTACATAATTTTTATTATGGAGATCCAGGTGGCAAGTTTAAAAGTATATATGGTGACCCTGTAAGTGAACTTAGGTGTGCTAGTTTAAAAGACTTCAAAAGAAATATTGGTATATATAAAGGTAATAAATTATTTGAAAGTGATTTGAGGCCTTTAAATAAAGTATTAGCACAAGAATATGTAAATGCTGAACCGCCTAAATTAAATGTTTGCTTTTTAGATATTGAGGTAGACTTTGATCCTAAACGTGGTTACAGTAGTCCAGATGATCCTTTTACTCCAATTACAGCAGTAGGTGTATATCTGCAATGGATGGATGCCATGGTTTGTTTAGCAGTACCTCCTAAAACTTTAACATGGGAACAGGCACAGGAAGTTGTTAAGCCGTTGCCTGAAGTTATGTTATTTAGAACAGAAAAGGAAATGCTAGATACATTTTTAGATATGATTGATGATGCTGATGTACTAAGTGGCTGGAACAGTGAAGGATATGATATTCCTTATATTGTAAACAGGATTACAAAAACATTAGGTAAAGCAGAAACAAGACGTATGTGTTTGTTAAAGAAACTGCCTAAAACAAGAAGTTACGAAAAGTTTGGTAAAGATGTCAATACATATGATTTAGTTGGCAGAATACATTTAGATTATTTAGAGCTATATAGAAAATACAATTATGAAGAGAGACACAGTTATAGATTAGACTACATTGGTGAAATGGAAGTTGGCGAGAAAAAAGTTCCATATGAAGGTAGTTTAGACAGACTTTATAATCATGACTTCCTAAAGTTTTGTGAATACAACATACAAGATGTTATGTTGTTAGATAAAATGGATAAGAAGTTACAGTTTATTGACTTAGCAAATCTTATAGCACATGAAAATACAGTATTAATTCCAACAACAATGGGTGCTGTAGCAACAACAGAACAAGCAATTATAAATGAAGCACATAGACGTGATATGGTTGTGCCTGATAAACCTAAAGCATCTGAGCGAGATAGTGCCGCTGGTGCCTTTGTGGCAAAGCCTAAAAAAGGTTATCATGATTGGGTAGGTAGCATGGACTTAAACAGTCTATATCCAAGTGTGTTTAGGGCTCTTAATATGGCACCCGAAACTATTGTGGGACAGTTACGTTTAGATTACACAGAAGAAGAAATTAATAATGCTATGCGATTAGAAAAGAAAAGTTTTGCAGATAGTTGGCATGGTAAGTTTGGTACTAACGAGTTTGAATTTGTTAAAAGTAAAGACGTTGATCATGTTATGCATTTAGATATGGATGATGGAGGCACACATGAAGTAACAGGTGCTGATGTTTACAACTTAGTTTTTAATAGTGGACAACCCTGGAACATTAGTGCTAACGGTACAATATTTACAACTGATGTACAAGGCATTGTGCCTGGTTTACTAGAACTTTGGTATACTGATAGACAACGTATGCAGAAGAAGAAAAAACAATCAGAAGGCCCAGAGCAAATGTATTGGGATAAAAGGCAGTTAGTTAAAAAGATTCAGTTAAACAGTTTGTATGGTGCCATACTTAATCCACATTGTAGGTTTTATGATAAACGTATAGGGCAAAGCACAACACTTACAGGCAGAGCTATTACAAAACACATGGCGGCTGAGACAAACAGAATGTTTACAGGCGAGTATGATTATGAAGGCGAAACAATAATTTATGGTGATACTGACTCTGTATACTTTAGTGCGGCACCAGTAATGCAAGATCAAGAACTAGATATGGATAGTGCTATTAAGTTATATGATCATGTATCTGATACAGTTAGTGATACGTTCCCACAGTTTTTAAAAGATACATTTAATGTGCCTTTAGAGCGTGGTGCTGTAATGATTGCAGGTAGAGAAGTTGTAGGCAGAGCAGGATTGTTTTTAACTAAGAAGCGATATGGTATATTATGTTTAGACATTGAAGGCTATCAACCTGAAGGCGGTAAACTAAAAGCAATGGGTTTAGAGATTAAACGTTCTGATACTCCAGAGTTTATACAAGACTTTTTAGAAGAACTTTTAGTTGATTGTTTAAATGGTTTAGGCGAACAGCATGTAATAGATAAAATTAAAGAGTTTAAAAAGTATTTTAAAACATTAGAGCCTTGGGGCAAAGGTATGCCTAAACGTGCTAACAATATCACTATGTATACTGCTAAGATGTTGGAAAAAGCAACGGCTCCTCAGACTAATTCATTATATAAATTAAACACTCTTAAGAATGAAGGTAAAAGTAATATGATACCTGGGCATGTAAGAGCTAGTATTAATTGGAATAATCTTAAAAAAGCAAACAGCGACGCATATAGTTTAAACATTACTGATGGTGCTAAAGTAATTGTATGTAAGTTAAAAAATAATCCTATGGGATATACAAGTGTAGCATATCCTACAGACGAACTTAACATACCACAATGGTTTAAAGATCTTCCGTTTGATGAAGAAGCGATGGAAGAAACAGTACTAGATAAAAAAATAGAAAATGTCATAGGCCCTATGGGATTTGATTTAAGTAGAACAACGATAAGTGAAGCGTTCACAAACTTTTTTGAATTTTAATGAAAAAATCGAAAAAAAAGGTAAAAAACATATTGACTTATCTAAATAAACATGTATAATAACATATTAATCTTTGGAGAAACGAATGGCAATTAAAGACATATTAAAAGATGTGCTAAAGCATACACATAACTTAGGCATATTTGAGATGGTTAAAGTTACTGGTGACGTTGAGAAAACTGTTGTTGAGACAGTAGACGCAGACAAAACTGTAATTTTTAAAGGCGAGACACACAATCCATATCCGGAATTTGTAGATTCAACTGTTGGGTTGAGTAGAATGGCAGTTTTAAAAGGCTATCTAGATTATCCTGGATTTGATGGTGAAGGCTCAGATACTAAAATTAACACACAAGAACGTAATGGTGATACTGTACCAGTAGAGGTAGAGTTTACAAGTGCTGATGGAAATGATGCACATTATAGATTTATGTTAGCAGATGTTATTAACCAGCAACTTAAAGCAATTAAGTTTAAAGGTGCTGAGTTTGATCTAAACATTGTGCCTACAGACAAAAACTTAAA